ATGGCACTTAATAATGTTTACAATTATATTAGAAAATACATAGATAGAGATTTTAGCAAAAGATTAAATGTGTATGCAAATTATGAATGTGATGACATGATAGAAGAATGCGTAATGATGATAGATTATTATGATCATGATTGCCCTGCTTTTATTTACTATACTGAAATCAACAATATTATCATATTCAATGATTTTGATGTTGCGTTATGTAATGCGTACCCTGCTCAATCTCATTTTTTTGAGACAACGCTTGATAGAGTACTAGACATCTTAATAATGCAAGACACTTTAGTTAATGATGATATTGAAATACTGAATGAATTTATAAATTAAAAAGTTCCCTAGTTAATAGGAGAACTTTTATTTTAAAAATGTTTGGCAACACCAAATTATAAACATTACACATGAAGCCATTCCTAAAATGGTACAAGTTTTTAGAACGATTTTAAAAAATATTTTTTTAGCTCGTAACATTTTATTTCTTGTGATTGATAAGATAAACATAATAAAGCAATACATGACTACAATCATTACAATTCCAATTAAACATCCTAAGCAGATCAGTTCAACTAAAGGCACTGGTTGTCCATCAACATGAGTAAACAAATCATTGATTAGTGACATTCCACCGAACATAACAAATGAAATACCAACAAAGATAGCCACGATTGCAATCATTTGAGACATTAAAGAATCTTTTTGTGCTTCGATATCTTTTTTTACAGAATTCTTTAAATCATTTATCTTTTTGGTTTGAGAAGAAATAGAATTATTAACTTCCTTAACTTGATCAGTAATTTTTTTGTCAAATGCTGAAACCGATTTGCTAAGATAAGGTTCAATTTTATTATCGCTCAATTCCATCATTTCAACTTGATGAATGGCTAATTGAATATGATCAAGCATTTTCAGTAATATCGAATCTTCTTTTTCAAAGTTATTGATTTCAATCTTATTTACCATTGATGATAGATTAACTATTGCATTATCAGTATAATTATTTTCAGTTTTTGACCATTCGAACACTTTATTTGAAAAACTAGAATATAAAATACGATGATATTTTTCTAAATACTTTTTCAAGCTTTCTCGAAACGAATTTTCATCAAAGACTGTTTTATTTAGTATGAGTAATTGAATTATATTATCCATATCTTTTTCAGCGTGTTCATACAAGTTATCTATATGTTCGTTAATTTCGTTATTTAGTTCGTTAATTTTCTCATTAATATTTTCAATTCTATCCATGTTACTAACCATTCGCTAAATTCTCAAAATATTTTTTTATAAGTTGCTCATCAATCACTGCATTTCTTTCGGATGGATGACTATAATAAGTTTCATGCCATGGAAGCTGATTGTGTGTGATATCAACTAATCTTGTAGCACTTAAATGAGCAAAATTATCAATAATCGCATCAATAATTTTTCTAGTATCAGAATCTATCATGTATGGATCATACTGAACTTTATCCCATGATATATTATCTTGAGAATCGAATGAAACTTCCAAATATTCTTTTATTGGTGGTATATTCATCGCACCATATCTTTTGAATTCATGATATGCATTAGGACATACTGGTCCATAATCCCAAGCTTCAATTTTTTCAGGGAAACATCTATTGCCAGTTAAGGCAAGCATATATCCTTGAACAAAATATAATAACTTTTGTAATTTTAAATTAGAAATAATAATTCCTTTTTCATTGCATTTATTAATTATATATCTTGCTATATCTAAAACATCATATTCTCTACCCATACTAAAAACTCCCCTATTCATAAACGCCTAATTTTTGTCTCATTTTCATTTCTTGCTATAGGTATTATACATTGATTGATTATATTTGTGCAACGAATTTTATCTACATATCTCTTTTCATACTATTTTATACTGTTTCATATTGTATTATTCCTCAACTTTTATTGAAATAATCCCTTACATATAATAAGGATAGAGAAATTTATAAAATAGCATAAAAAAGCCCCTTATCCTTTACATATTAGTACTATTATGTTATAATGATATTGTAAAGAAAGGAGGGGAAATAAATTGTTAGGTATCTGTAATTTAAAAGATTTCTTGGAAACTCTAGCATACGTTGTAGCGATCGTTCTAGGAATTCAAGAAATCTTAAAAGGCTGGAAAGGGAATTAAAAAATTCCTTCTCCAATGCTCATTATAGCTAACAATTTAAATATATGCAAATATCTGGAATAATAGCAATTTTCATTATTTTATACATTGTTATCAAAAGAAGAAAGGAACGTTAAAATGGAAAAGGAAAAATTTAATCAAGCAAAATACATGAGAGAATGGCAAAAAGAAAACATGAAGCAAGTAAAAGCGTCATATAAAACTGAATTTGTAGATGATTTCAAAGAAGCTTGCAGAAAACTTGGGATTAAACAATCGGATGTTTTTAGAAATGCAATGTATAGTACAATTAAGAAAGCAGAGAAAATAAAAATGACAAGAGAAGAAATTAAACAAGAAATTATTTTAGATTTAGAAAAAGCGTATGAAGAAAAAAATGAATATAGATATTATTTGGAACAACTTCCTATGGAAGGCGACTATGATAATGAAGTTCATAGATACATTGATAATTTAGAAAATGAAATTAGACATCAAAATAAAGAAGATTTCGACTATTGTGTAGACCAATTAGTTGATTACTATTATCAAAATCAAGAAATTTACTTTGATAATAATGCTGAATAAATAAAAAACCTACTCTTGATTGAGTAGGCTTTTTTTAATGTAAAATATTCAATTGTTTCTTGACGTCGAATTATTTAACTAAAGTATAGATTAGCTATAATACAATTAAATTTTACACATTTGATTATACTACTTAATTATTTGCTGTAAACTCCCCATTGCTCATTCAACTTTTCGATTTGATATTGATATTTCAAATTTTCTTGTTTTAATTTCTCGATTTGATTATCTTTTTCTATGATTTGAAAATGATATTGAGTATTTTTAGCACGTAAACAAATAATCAATAAAAGCAATATAATGATAATAATCTTTAATTTTTTCATTCTAAACACCCATTAATTTCAAAATAGTGTTTCTTCCTGCAATTCCATCAATTTTTAACCCTCTGTCTGATTGGAATTGTTTTACTGCAGCTTCTAATCCGCTTCCAAATTTACCTGGACATTCAACACCAGATGGATCATATCCTCTACACATTAATGCAATTTCTACCGCTGTAACAAGATATTGAGTTTCTTTACGTTTGACATAATGTTTTCCTAATGCGGCTTTACTATTTTTGCCAAAAGCACCATCTACTTTTAATTTAGCACCATAATCTAAATTAATAGCGTGTTGGAAACAACGTGCGATATTTGCTTGAGTTTTAGGACCATAGGCACCATCAGTAGCAATTGAATGACCAGTAAAGTTGATTGAATGTTGTTGACCTCTTGAGATGATACTATCCAAGTTGTCATTTTTAGCAGCAGCTGGAACTACAGTACCTGTGCCTAATGCTCCAGTTGTAGAGTTAACAATGTTATTCTTGAATGTTTGCCATACGTTATCATTTAGTAAACCATTACAGTTTGGGCATAATTTACCATTGACATCATAATGACGTACAACATGATCAATATCAATGTTATATTTCTTCATCAATGCTCTAGCTAACGCATAAGTATTAGCAAGAGTTTCATCACAAATGTGAACAGTACCATCTTTATGGTTATCGCACATCTCAATAGAAATTGAGTTAGCGTTTTTAATCGTACCATAATATGGGTGGTGATTTGATTGACATTTACCTCCAACCGCATAAGCAGCATAATTATCTGGAACACTTTGAGTTACTGAATCATCATCTACAAAATAATGAGCGGATGCTTTAACAACTTCCCTAGCAAAGTATTTACCATTCGATTCATCACTATCTCCATCGTTAGAAGTATAGTGAATGACCAACCATTTAATATCATTTGTATTACGTTGACTACCATAATTTTCTTTACGTGCGAAATTTTGTTTCATAACATATCCCATATGTTAATACCTCCTTTTTCATAATAAAAAGAGAGCTATTCACTCTCTTTCTCTAATTCCTCTTTGATTTCATCAATTCTTTTCCATATTGCTTTAGTTTCACGCTCTTGAAGCGCCATACGTTCAACTACGTTATTGTGCTTTTCAACTTTTTTTGTCAGCTCATCAATACGATAATTCATTAATGTATTAGCTTTATTGTTTGAAAACATTGTAGTGATTACACTAGGCACAGCTACACATAGACCAGAAATCAAAGCAACTGTAACTGCTTCTGTCATATGATTTCACTCCTAACCTTCATCTACAATTTCTTCCAACTCTGGAAGTCCTGCAACGCTTGTTAGAATGGAAACAACACCAGATAGACAACTTGCACTAACGATCATCGCCCAATTGACTTCATTCATGACAGTAGATGTTCCAATTAATGCTACAGCAGTTTGAGCTACCGTTTTGACCGCTCTAACCCCCGCGGCTTTTACCCACTGATTAAAATCATATTTTTTAACTTTCAATTTAATCACCCTTTCCAGATAGTTTTAAGCCGTGTCTAGGGCATTAAAAAAAGGGCTTTCGTCCTTTAATTATTTGCTTTTTGTATATTTCAATATTGCATATCCTGTAGCATCAGCAAAACCATTTGATTGTCCAACTTGCAATATTAAATTTTTTTTAGTTACCTGAATAGAAATACCATCATGATCTTGATCTTTATGTGTCCGCGGTATCATGTGGCTTGTTCCATCACTCGTTTTCATAAATAAATCACAACTCAATACTCTGTATAAATCTGATATATTATGTTGTACATATTTATCCATACTATCAAATCCACTTACGAGTATTACTTTGCAATATATTTTTTTACCATCAATCCATTGCATCCCTGTTTCTTGCTCTTCTAAAGAAAACTTAAGATTTAATAATGTATTTCCATTTGCATTAACAAATTGAGGCATAAGTTCCCATTTGCTAGCAATCAGTATCCTATTACTTGATATATCGTTCCTTCAACAGCAGTTATATATGCTCCTCCAACAACTTTAGTACATCCGCTTACTGTGACATTTTTTCCTTTGAAAGTAAGTGTCATTTCATAAATTGCAACATCATTACCATTACTTGTATGAGCATCTGATAAATGTACACTGCTGCTTACTTTCAATGGAATTCTTGTACTTTTAGGATTTATCCAGTTATGACTTCTATAAAAGATTTCTAAATAGTCATAATTAGAAATATCTTCAGTTAATGTAAAATCACTTTGTGTTGCACCATCAAATAATATTGTTCCAATTGGAATTTTAGTTCCATCATTTTTAACAAATTTTCCCATATCATGAGAACAGCTTTTATTTATGACTAATATCTTCCAATGACTTTAGTAACAGTTGTACCTTGATTGTTAGATGAATTTGTCCATCTACAATTATCAATGTGTAACAGTTTTGATGCCTGATTATATTTAAAAGACATATTAGTAACAGTCCAGTTGTTAACAACACCAGAATATATGATCTCTTCATCAATAATTGGTGCAATAACTGCGCTATTATCACTAATTATGATTAACTCTTTAAATTTCAAAGCATCATCATTTAATGTTAAATCGTGACCATAGCCGAAATGACTACCATTCCAAAGAACTACATCCGTATTGATTTCATCTCCGTTAGAATTAACAAATTTAGCCATAAATAACACCTCTTTTTAAAGAAGCACAGCTATTCAACTGCACCTCCTTTGTCAAAGGTAATAGGTAAAAGGATACTGTTTTTACTATTGCTAGTAAACAGTACCCCCCCCCCACGAATTTTTTAATTTTTGACATTTGTATGCTCCTCTCTTTCTTTAATTCTTTTAATAAAAATCAAATAAGAAAAGATACTAGTGCCTTTATTTTTTTGTGTAACGAATAATTGCTTTAAATTTATAATTTGCCCAACTATAGTTATTAGCAAAACGAATATTATTTATATTCAAAATGAAATACGTACAGTAGAATGTTCCTGTATTACCACCAGAATAATAAGTAACAGGAAATCTATAGAAATCTTCTCCATTAGAACATGTGACTTCATAATCAATGAATTCACCCAAATTACTGATTGAGTGATCTATGGTGCTTACACCAACCCTAAGTCCAGTCCATGTAATTATTTTTTCATAGATTTTTTTACCATCAATCCAATATTTTCCCGTCCAATGTTCATCTGTAGACATTTGTAGATTAAGCAATTCATTTCCATTTTTATCAATAAGTTTTGGCATGTTGACATCTAGGCTAAAACTAACCTAAATGCTTTTCACCACCAATCTTTTTAAAGAATGAGAAAAGGCACTTCGTTGTACCTTTCCTATTTTTGGTAAGTTGTGTGTGTGTGTGTGTGTGTGTGTGTGTGTGTACAACGCACTCACGTGTTTCAAAATCTTTCATATTTTTCTCCTTCCAAAGAAAAAAGAGCAGAAATCAATCTACTCTTTGTAATATACTGCATCTTTTAAATCAGTTTCTAATTCACTGACTGTCTTTTCAAGCTGTCCAACTTGCTTTTGCAATGATGTTAATTGTGACTTCAAAACAAACGTATCTTTTAACTTTGTCATAAAAGTTTTTAAAATATCACTTGTTAGAAACTTAGTGCTATTAGCTGAAACAGTTGTTGAAGATGCATGTTCACTTACGTTTGAAAACAAAACTCTTTTAAAGAAATCTTTCATATATAAGACCTCCTCCTAATTGATTATGCTCCAAATACTTCAGTCCACATTGTATTTAATTCAGTATCAGTCATTGCTACTAATTTAGCGTTGATAGCTGAAGTTACTTGTGCTGCAGTTTGATATCCTGAATCATTTGTTAATGATGATACTTTTGTTGGGATATCTGTCTTTTTAGCATAAGAGCTTAGATCCATTTCTCTCGAACCTAATTTTTCAAATTTAGAATTGATATAGATGTATTCATCATAGATATTATTACCAGAATCACTATTAGCAACTAAATAGATAATACCTTTTTTACCTGTTGAAGGTAATGTTTCAACGACCGAGTAATCGATTTGAGTTACCCCTGAAACTGCTGAAGCAATTTCTTTTGTTACATCAGCTGATTTTGCATAAGCAGATAAATCTACATTTACAGCTTTCGATGAATCAGGAGTTAAAGCTGTACCATTTACTTTTACGCTTTCAATTTTGTTTGCTTGAGCACCAGTAGCAACACCGTTTAATTTTGTTTTATCAGCATTTGTATAGTCATTTGTAGATAGACCTTTACCAGTTTCTTTTGCTACAAATTTCCCTTCTCCCCAAGCTTTAATTTTTCCTAGGGCTGTTTTTAAAATTGAATCAGTTACAAAACTCATAATATATCTCTCCTTCTATTTATTTTTTTATTCAAATACTTCTTTCCACATATTGTCTAATTCATCATCAGACATTTCTGTGGCTGTTCCCTGCATATCTTTCCATGCAAAGTCATAATCGATATTGCTTGCTTTTTGCAACACTTGGTCTTTATTACCACCTGCAGGAAGAGTCGCAAGTTCTTTTTGTTGTAATTCTTGTTTTAAATTAATTAATTGTTCATACAGCAACTTCATGTTTGGATCCATTGGTTGTTGTTCCTTATCATCCTGATCATATTCGACATCTTCGATTTTCAATCTAAATGGTTCAAATGTCTTAGTAGAATTATTATCACTGTTTCTGCCAATCAATGTACAGGTTAATACCCCTGCTATTTGAGTAAGATTTTCTCCAATGATAAACAGATTTTGAAGTAATGGTATTTCAGTTACTTCATCGTCCATATCTACTTTCAAGTAGAAGTTCCAGCCATCAATGAATAGATTTTTGTTGGTGAATTTGACAGCTGTATTGTTGCTATCATACTTTCTTCCAGCATAGAAGATATTTCTAGTACATGAATGTGATTGATTTTCATTCAGATAGATTTCAATAATTCTCATATGTTAACCCTTGTAAAAGATTGCATCACTAAATGAATTGACTGTCCTAGCAATTCTATCGACACCTGAAATATTGATTCCATTCAAATGAACTCTGAACAATTCAATTTGACGTAAAGCACCACCGTTTTCAAGATCATCTTTTGTTAATGACGGAACTGTTTCTTGCTCTCCAGGTGTACCTTGGATGACAACAATATCGTGTGATTCTCCGCTCTCGTCAATTTTAAATTGAGCAACGATACAATCGCAACGTTTCATGTTTTGAGTACCATTTTCAATTGGCACATCGTAATACATTCCTGGTTTAATTCTAAGAAAATGTCCTTGGTTGATAAGCAATCCATCAGCAATCCTTATTTTATTATTGCTGACAATAGAAGCTTCCATTTGATTGCCTTTTGTAAAAATACCATCAACTGAATATAGAGCATCAAACAAATATGCATCGATACTTGCAGATACTTCTTTTCCTGTCAATGTAATTGCCTCAACTGCATCACTTGAACTTGCCATCTAATCACCTACCTTGTAATCAATGTCACAGTCTGTATAGTCTTTTTCAAACGTACATTTGACTATCTTTTGAACAATAGGCTTTTGCATAGAAATACCTGTTATGTATTCTTTTGCGCCTACGATATCACCAATTTCAGGAGATAAATTATCAAATGTGATTTCTAACGAGTTATCAGTCTGCGCTTCTTTTAATTTTGTTTTGGTTCCATCTATCAATTCTTGAATGCTTTCAACATTTGAATAGTCATATGTCATTGTATTCAGTTCACTTGGAATCATAGAGTCATCATCAATTTCACTCAGTTCTAAGTATTGATCATTGATTTTAAAGACATGAACAACCTGCCTTTCTTGCAAATCGCCTTTGCCTAATCCAATGCAATGATTACATTGATTGATATCTTTTTTAGCGATAATCTGCAGATTGTAATCATTGTCGAATTGGAGTTTTTCGGAATAATTGATAATCGGTTCGACTGAAAGTTCAATCTGCCCGTTTTTATTCCAAATAAGTTTAAGTTTGGCATTTGCATCATCTAGCATTGTTTCAAATGCCTGTAGTGTGTTGTAATAACGCGCCTGATAATTAATGGTTATTTCACTATCTTCTTGCGAAACAACAAAAAAATCAGCCAGTTTCTTTTTTAAACTTACTGATTTAGATTTATTCTCAATATAATTGAAAAAATCAGTTGATGAATTGATATATTCTCGAATGCATTCGTTTGCTTCACCTTTGAATTCATAGTATTCATCAGTTCTTTTTCTAGGCTGAATGATATCGTTTGCTAGCAATTTTCTTGGGCATATACCACCTATTTTCACTTCTTCAGCCTCAGTATCTATTTCAATACTTTTTACTATCCCACCAAATTCGGTACCGACACAATAGAACCTGCTGTCATATGTTAGCTTGCGGTCCCAGCTGTCCGTTGAAACAGTTATTTCAAAGTCGTTTTTGGCTTTGTCATATGTTCCAATTTCCAAGTCCAGGCTGCAGTTTAACAATGGTCCCTGTTCAATTCCGTTAGGATCCGTGTAGATGAACTCCATCATCATTCATCGCTCTCCCATTTCGGTTCACTTCTTGCATCGTAGACAACGATATCAAATGAAAAAGAGTTGTTCCAAACGACAATATTTGTACCAGGTGGGATGGGAACATACAATCTGTTGTCTTTGTTCCTGTCATTGAAAACGTTTATTTCATCACCATGTGCCGTAATTTTTACAGCTTTCTTTTTCATGGTGTCGATTTCAAGCCTTTCATTTGCTTCAAGCGTCGTATTGATTTGATAAAGATTGTCTCCTATTTTAATGGCTGGGTCTTGTGCCGGACCGTAGATTCTTAACAGAACATCATTTTCAACGACTCCAATATTTCTAACCGTCATCTGTCCTTCACTTGCACCATACACGTAAGGGTATTTATAGGAATACTTCTTTGTTCCTGTTTTTCTGCCTTCACCTGTGCTGTAAAAATGATAGGTATCTTCCTTGATCCATTTGGTTGAATCAGTTACCAGAGTTAAATCTACCTTTGCGTATGGAAGGATATATGACTTCATGTCTTTTTGGTTTTTAAAGATATTGCACTCTATATAGTAGTCATTATAGAAGAGTTTTCCTTTGACATTGCTTACGTTATCTACATCAAATATCTCAACAAGTCTATTTAGAGCACTGTAGAAGTCTTTTTGATTTTGGCTAAAGATATCTACACTAACTTTTTTCGTTTCGACATCACGATAAAAGCGTGTGACCCTTCTATTTTCAGTTTCATATGACCACTCAAAGTTAAAAAAGTCAGTTTCTTCAATATGATAAGGAGCACTTAACAAATCTATTTGCTCATTGTTTGAATTGACATAATATACTTTCATAAATGCTCCTTTCTAAATAATTCTGGCAAATTCACGCTTGTCTACTTTGAAAGACATTTCACTGTTTTTAATTGCTTTAGCAGTTGAATTTCCCATCTTATCATAATCAATTTTTAATTCATTTGTGACATTGCTTTCAAATGCTGTTTGTCTTGCGATATCAAGATTTGTTTTCAGTTCGATATCATCCAAATTGAAGTTTATGATACCATTCAAATCACTTGTCATTTTTTCAAGTTCTTTGTTCATAGATTTTTGAGCTTTTGGCATGGCCACTTCAAAACCTACCGCAATACCTGGTGGTAAGAATTTACCAATGGCATCTCTCATGACTTTTGAAGGTGAATGAATGCCAAAGAATCCTTTGATACCATCTACAACACCATTTGCAAAATCGCCAATCTTGCTAAGCAACCAGTCTTTTGCATTCTTGATACCGTTCCAGATACCTTCCACGATATTTTTACCAATATCTGCCATTTTACCAGGCAATCCAACAAGAGTATCAACAATACCATTCCATAGTGATTTGGCTGCTTCAATACCTTTTGAACCCATCTTGACAACGAACTCAGCAACCTTTCCAATAGCATTTGACAATACGCTCCAAATTTGCCCAGGTAATCCCGTAACAAAGCTGATGATGCTTGATACAAAGTTTGACCCTGCTTCATATCCTTTGGAAATCAAATTCAAAGCAAACTCAGCTACTTTTCCTATGATATCAGTTATGTATGTCCATATTTGGCCAGGTAATTGAGCAATCCAAGAAATAAAACCTGTTACGAAATTTGGAACATCAACCGTTACAAATTCAACGAATTTAATTCCTAAGCTAACGATAAAACCAATTATCGAACCAATCGCATAGCCAATGTTGTATGGCAACTGATTGAAAAATTCGATTGCTGAGCTAATAAATCCTGTTAATATTTCAATGAAACTGTCAAATGCTTGCGGTATCGTTTCAGTAAAAAATGATGCAATTGATTCTCCAAGCCCAGAAAAAAATTCAACAATCGTTTGACCGATATTGCTGAAAGTCTCTACAAGCGTGTCAATTGCACCTGGTATCGATTCAGTAAAGAATGAGACGATTGTATCTATCACAGGCCCGCATGTTGATGTTATAGAATTCCATAGATTTATCCAGAACGACCTGAAACCATCGCTTGTATTCCATAAATAAATGAATCCAGCTACCAAGGCAGCAATAGCTGCTACAATTAGGCCGATTGGATTAAACGTCATTTCGCCATTTAATAGTTTCTGCGCTAATGCTAATCCCTTAGTTACTCCTTCGGTGAGAAGAACTATTCCTTTGTAAGTAGCAAGTGCTGTTGCTACAGTAAGAATAACAGCTGATAATGGTGTAAAGTTATCAAGTGCAACTCCTGCTACATCATAGAATAAATCTCCTAAAGGCTGAAGCTGATCTTTGACCTTTCTAACTTTTGATTCCAATTCTTGCATTGGAGTCGTTGTTTCATCAGAAAAAGCTTCTCCTTTTCCTTTTACATCATCAAATGTAGTACCAACACTATTTAACGCTTTTGCAAATGTAAGGTTAGCATCTTCTCCCATCGTTCCGAAAGCAGTAGCTGACATTGTCAATGCTTTTTGTTGATCATCACATTTAGTAATGTCACTTACGATACTGTCGATAACATCCTTTTGAGTGGCTTTTCCATCCTGCCATGCTTTGAATGTCTTTTGTGTTTCGCTTGAAAATGAACCTAGAGCACCCTCAATAGTTCCATCAGCTAAACGAGTAGTTACTTCATTGATGGCATCATTTACCTTATCGAGATTATACGCTCCACTATCGGAGCCATTTTTCAATAATTGGAAATATTCACTTGCTGAATATCCCGCTTGAGAGAACTTTCCTGAATACTCTGAAATGTTATCTCCTAGTTCATCAGTCCAATCCAACCCTTCTTGAGTTCCTGCGACAATATAGTCCATTGCTTCTTGTGCAGTTAACCCAAAGTTTTTCATCAAGCCTTTAACACCTCGAAGGGTTTCATTCATATCTACATCAAATGTATCTTCAAGAATGATTGCTTGTTGTGTGATGGAATTAAGGGTTCCATCATCCATCTCTCCTAGGTTACGTTTGATGCGAACAACAGCTTCAGCGACTCGGTCCATACTTTCACCAAGCCCAGCCTCATAAACATCCTTAATGACCTGTGCAGTCTGTCTCGCTTGGTCATCTGTTTCTCCTAGAGCACCTTTGACACGTGCAACTGAATCTTCAAAATCAGCATAGACTTCTTTTCCAATTTCAGTTCCTTGTTTAATTGCTTCTCCTATGGCTAGATATCCTGCAATCTTCGCACCGAATGATTTGACTTTGTCTTCCATTTCTTGAAGCGCTTCTTCAAAACCATCGGTGTCAGGAGGGTCTATTTTAGGTGGCTTGATATTTTCATTTGAAAAATCATCCGCTTTTTTCTTAACGTTATCTAATTTAGATGATGCTTTATCTTCAACATCAACTTTACCATCAACATCTATAGCTTTTTCAACCGCAGATGCTTCTGATTTTACTGTCTGGGCACTCTTTTCAAAATTGGAAGTGTCCATTTTTGCACTACTTTCAACTTTTGCGTTGTCAGTAGCTTCTTTTGAAAAGCTTTCGACCTCATTTGATGCTTCATCAAGCTTCTTTTCCAATTTTTTAGTATCAGCATCAACGTTTGGCTTAGCTTCTTTTTGTGATACATCTTTAGCAAATTTATCTACTTTTTTATCAGCTGTATTGAGTTTCTTATCAACGCTTTTATCATTGATTTCTAAATCAATAACAACTTTACCATCTGCCATCATACCACCTGCCTTTAATTTATTCTTTTGGAATTCCTAACGATTCAAATAATTCTGCTTCGATTTCTTCCTGAGTTCTTTGGAATGGGTCTCCCTGTTCTTGAATGGCATAATAATCTTGAAGTTCTTTCATTCTTGCACGTTCCTTCTTGTCCTTGATTTTTGATAGATCCGCAGTTCTATATCCAACGACCTGAACGAACTTAGTATCATCATTCAAACCATTCAGCAATGCCTTGAATTCCCACCAGTGCATATTGGTTCTCAATAGATTTATGCCATACTGCTGCATGAACGCAGCGAAGATAAGGTCCATATCATAATCAAAAAGAAACCCAACTTTTTTATTAGGTTTCTTCTCAGGTTTATCTGGTTTATTACATTTGTAGAAATCAAGAATTCCTTTCAGTAATTCCAATGAATCAACATTTTCCATGTACAATTCATAGTTTGGAATCACCAAATCAAACAGCATAGGGATTTTATAATTTTCATCAACATACTTGTCAGAAACGATACAAGAGAATTGAATCCACGTTCTAAAATCAGTTCTTATTTCTATTTCTTGATTTTCTATTCTTATTGTTTTTTGAAGATCTCTTTTGTCTAGAATTAACATAATCTTTTAACCCGTATTTGTTTTTTGTGTAATCCATTTGCTTTTGAAGGTTTCCAAATTCCTTTGTAAGTGAGTTTAAACTGTCAAGCTCATTTTTGATTCTGTCTTGCTTTTCTTTTTGGCGTTCAGTCGTAGCGTGTTCATCAAACTTGGCTTGAATTTCTTCCGCAAGAGCTAGGATTACATAGTAAGGCTTTAAATCATCCTTATCAAAAAGATAATCGTATGATCCTTTTCCTAGCAATTCATCAATGACGACTTGACAGTCTTCAATAAAGGTATCGTCAATTGTACGATTGCCTCTGTATTTTTTGATGAACTTGTCAATCAGCAAATGATTATCGATATTGTCAGCATCGATACTGAAAATACGATCTTTAATTTTTACATCGAATAAATTCTCTTGAATCTTGATTTCTATCATAGTAACAATCCCTTTCTTATTTGATTTCTATTTGCTTCCTGGTGTTGATGACGCACCTGATTGAGGTGAAGCAGCTGTAAATTTACCAGTTGTGTAGTCATATTCACCTGCAGTAAATTCACCAGTAGCCACATTGTATTGGCCATGTTCGGAAGCACCTTTTTGAGCAAAAGTTCCTTCCAATGCAATTTTCCCTCCACCTTCGCCAGAACCAGGATTAGATGGTTGAATTTCATATTGTCTGTGATGTGCTGCAAAACATCCAGTTGAACCTTCAACAGGTGCCCATGTTTCGATTTCATATTCATCAAACATGGAACCAATGACTTCTTTTTTACCGACTTCATAGATATGTCTTACAAATTCATTATTAGGAATCAATTCTCCTGAATAAGAAACTGATGGTGTATATGCCATCATATTTGAGTGAGAAGTCTTTTCATTAATGTATTGTCCGTCATCGGTTGAAGGATCTACAGCTTGAGTCCAATCAGTTAAACCGGTACCAGCCAATACAGGTTTTGATACACCATCGAATTTGACGTAGTGTAGGTTTTCGTGGCGATTTACTACAGTATTTCTTAATGTTTGTGCCATTATTCAAACGCTCCTTTCTTGTAGTAAGTTAATTGATACAGTGCTGAAAAATTAGCAATGCCATTGTCATAGGTTTCAACACCAGGATTGGCAATCATTTCTAATTTCTGTGGAACTATATCTTCAGGAAAAACAATGTTTTCAAATTTATTCATTGTTTCCATTTCAAATTGGTTTGCTAATGCATCCAGAACATCAGTAATTTTTTTGACACTCTTTTCAGTTTTAGCTCCTGATTGAAAATTAATATAAAAAGGCAATACCGCAGTATAGCCTCCTATGATGTTTTCATTTATTTTTTCAGCACGATTAGATATTCTTTGAACCATGATTTGGTCATCCTTGTTTGAAGTAAAGAAATCTAATTTCCACATGTTTTTTTGTACATTTTGAATATCCAACTTCTTGCAAAAGTCATAGATACAATCCAATACCCTGTTGTATTCTTCATATGTCAGTTTTTTATTTGATTTATTTTCCATTTCTAAACACGTCCTCTATACTTTTAATCCATTTCTTGATGTTTGCTTTCTTTGATTTTTCAAACCATTTGGCCGTTGCCTTTGGATGGCGTGACTTGTCAAAGTTCATCCCTGTACCTTTATAAACGTGTTGCGCATAATCAGTATCGTAAATGACTTGTTTCTTTTCTTTGGCACTATCACCAATACCAGGTGTTTCTCTTAAGTGAGTACGATTATCTAGATTAGAAAAAGGAACGTAAGGATCAGTATCTCTTATTACAGCATTCTTAAGAGTCTGATAAGCTTTATCCTTTGTCCCTTCCAAATCTTTTTTTACTTGAGAAAAGTCAACATCAACAGAAATCTTCAAGAAGCATACACCTCAATAAATTGAATGTCTTTTGTTCCTGGAGGGCGATAACAGGCATATTTATTGATTGAATAGACATTTGTTGTTTTTTTCAATTCATCATAGTCCGTTTCTTTTACCACATCCAAGACAAAATAATCTTCATTTCCAATCGTAAAAGTATTCTTTTTTGACTTGTATTCATGCTGATCAACAAATGTAAGTTCACCACAGTCACTCAAATCAATCGTTAAAAGAACACTGTCCGCATCAGAAATACCCTTGTTTGATTGTGTAATGCCATAGTTTTCATCAAAGCCAACGTTTTCAAGAACGTATGGAATAAAAGTATCTTCATCAACTTTATGAATCAAAGTAACAGTAAAAGGTCTTAAAATACGAGGAGAGCTAATCATATCGTTTGGCCACTCTGCACATAAGACCTTTTCTTCTCAATTCACTTTTAATCATATAAGCTGAAACGGATGAAAAAGGAACACCATTGAATTTGTTGCCCCTATCGCCATAGCTATAATTAAATCCGTCTTTTGATACGCTTTGCAAGTCCAAATCGCTTGTGCCATTTAGAGCATTCAAACCACCATTTGCTCGAAGATAATCGATTTGATAGCATACTGCTCGTTTAAGCTCCAAACAGTAATAATCGATATTTTTTTCTAATGCCCATGGTGCAATGAATTGTTCAGCGTAACCCTTGACTAAATCAATTGCTGGTTCAACAAGAGGTTCAAATTCAGGCTGACATATTTTTCCTTTGAATGTATCTACGTAATATTCATAAGAAACCTTCATACTATTCTTCTACTGTATCTTTCTTAGCTTTAGATGCTTTTGCTGGAGTTTTAGCACCTGCTTCTAATTCTTCGACTTTTGTTGTCAATTCAGCATTTTGTGCTTCTAATTCAACGATTCTTGCATCTTTTTCTTTAATTTGTGCTTTTAAAGATGAATATTCTCTTTTAAAATCTGCTAAAGAAACTGGGTCACCTTTTTTAATGACTTCACCAGATTCTTCATCAATATGATCATAACCACGAGCAACATAGTCATCAACTCTATGTGGCTCGATTGTAAGGATTCTATTTCCTTTTCTTACTTGTGACATAGATCATCCTCCTCTTTATTATTTTTCAACTGCAAATTGGATTGCATTTACTTTTTTCTTTAAAACAAATACATCTTCATGAGATTCTTCATAGTAGACCCATTTACCTTCAGACATTGCAGATGGTTCATCCAATTTAGCAAATTCATAGTTGATTGGTGTAATGACTGCTAATGGATGCACCATGAACATTTTGATTTGTTTTGCAGAACCTGCAGCTTTATATCCTTGTGTGAAGTCATAAACAGTTTTCATTAATTCTGATGGAACTTCAACGATTTTAACCAAGTCTAAGTTAGCGATAGTTCTGTTTAATTTATTTTCAGCATCACCAATAATGACAGTTCTAGCTAATTTTTCAGCTTGTTTTAACATTGCGTTGTAAACTGGTGTGATGTATAAGATTCTTCCTGTAGATGGAACACGTGCTTCTGCCATGGCAATCATCATCTTATCGAAATATTCTAAGATATTTGCTGCTGTGATTTCATCAGTAATAGGAGTTTGACCTAATTCTTGATATTCAGCATAGATTTTAGAAACACAATATACATCCATTTCAGGGAATTTTTGTTCTTGGTTGAATGTTTCAGTGATATTACCAATTGAAGCAACCAAATTTGTTTGGTCAATATCTTTTGGATGTACCAATGTAGACCATTTTCTTTCATTAGTTAAAGTTAATGGTGTCCATGCGTTATTGTAATTTCTAGATGCAGTGGCAATTGTATCTCTTGTTGAATCTACACGTCCTGTAGTTTCTAATGTTGGAATTTCAATTGTTCTTGCATTGACCCATCTATATTTTTGGTTATTTGGAGTATTGAATAAATCTCCGAAATAAAGCGCATAAGGCCAAGCTTGTTCTAACGCTTGTTGATATGCATGTGCATAGTTTACTGCTGCCATAGTTTAATTTCCTCCTGATTTTTTATTCTTTAGGCATTGCTCTAACACCTGCAAAATGGAAACCGAATGCATTTGCATTGTTTTCTCCACCTGGTGCTCC